GTTACTAGTTATACACAATACACAATTAATACTTACTTGTTACTAGTTACTTATTACTTAATACCTAGTTGTATTTTACGCATGTATTTTAAATATTGTTTACACTTTTTATAACCTATTTTTCACAGAAAGTAAAATCTTCCTTACACTCTTTTCCTAGTTCTTACCTATAACTATAGAAAGGGTGTAAAAAAGTTTTTACAGTTTTTCGTTTTTCAATTCCAACTGTGTGACTAGTGACAAGGGAAACAGTGAAACAATAAAGCGTGACTGGTGAAACGTGGAGAAAGGGGGTGGCCCCCAAATGCGTGGTGGGGGAAAGATTATAACATTATACCTCGCTATTTTTTTGGGAAACAACAGTAGTACAAATACTACAAAACGGCTTGTATTTTATATTTTTTTCAGTATATATTTCGTAGTGAATAAACTACAATTTTAATTCTTAATTAGGCAAATGGAGTTTAGCACACAAAGAGAGTTGTTAGAGTATTTAGGGAAGTGTCCAGAAGACAGGTCATTAGTACAAAGAATGATTATTCGTGGGGAGGTTTATAAGGAAAATGGGATGTATTATTTAGTGAATAAGGATGAAAAAATAAAGGAGTTAGAAATTTTGGTAGCGAAATTGCGTAGTGAGATTGCTACCATGAAAGAGAGTAATTGAGATTTAACGGAGTTAAAAATTAATTGTGAGTATTATGAAAATGAGATGAGGAAGTATGCACAGTATTGTGCGGACATAGTAGATGTATGTTATAAGAAGATTAAGTCTGTAATGGGTAGTAAGTTTACTGAGGACAAGGAGACGTTCAAGGAGTGAATACAAAGGATGGTAAAGTGAGAGGAATAGTTTTATAATTCTAATTATATAAAGATGGTTTCAAAAAAGAAAGATGCTAATGATGTTTCAAGGACGATTATTGAGCTAGAAAGAGAGAATAACAAGCTGAAGTGCTTGGTAAAAGAATTAAAGTTCAAGTTATTGTCTGATGATGAAAGGGAATGAGCTAGGATTGCTTATGATGTTTTTAGATGAGAGGACTGAGAATATATAAGAGATTTTGGTGATTTCATAAGAGCTTATATAAAAGAGAAAGAAAGGCAGATTGAAGCAGAACTTCCTTTTAGTTAATATAAAATATAGGATGAGATTTATAGTAGACAAAGCTTCTGGGGATTATTGAGAGGAACGAGAAAAAGAAATCTGAACATTAGAAGAGTTAATAGAATACATCAAAGAGGTATGAGCTGTAGTAATATGGGGAGAAGAGGAGAGAGAGGTAGAAAAGTATGATGGGGACGAGTTGTCATGTAATAAATATAAGGTTAAAGAGAAGACATGAAGGATTAGCTTAACTATATATGATGATTATTTAGAATAGAATGTAGGTCATCTACATTTTGGTATTGAAAAAGTGAAAAAAATTTTTAAATCTGAAATAGCTTGTAAAGAAACTACTACTAGTAGTAGGGAGACTCTCTATTATTTTTATAGAGGGTTTTTCTTTTAATGGTAAAGACTGAGGCTAGTATTAAGTTATATTGGGAGAAGAAGAAGGAGGCAATGAGGAAGAAAGCTGATTTTAAATACGCCAATTTAATCAACAGGAGGAGAAAGGTAGTAGATTTAAAGTTTGAGTATGAGATTGAGAGGTATGAGAGGAAGAAGGCGGCGTATATAAGGAAGAAGGAGGAAGAGTATAGGAGGAAATGTCTTAATGCCATTAGGGAGTTAAAGAACAGACCTAAGAGGGTATATAAATCAGAGTGACCTAAAATAAAACCGTTAGAGTTCGCCATGAAGCTAGCACAGGAGAATGCTAAGCTAAGGGACACTGATGAGAATGGAAGATGAAGATGTATTTCATGTAATAAATTATGTGAATGGGAAGGGTTGGCTGGTTGACATAGGTACAGTAGGAAATTTACTACTATATGTCTAGAGCCAGAGAATTTGAACGCACAGTGTCATAACTGTAATTGGATTACATGACCTAAGTGAAATCCTGTGGAGAAGATGATGGTGAATGAGGAGTACGACAAGAATATTATAGAGAAGTATGGAGAGTGAGCTATTCAGAAGTTAAAGGACTGATTAGTTAAGTTTACTCAATTAAGGAAAGGGACTAAGTGAAGGGATTATGATTTGATGAAGGTCGTACCAAAATTAGTAAAAGAGAACGAGAAGCTATGGACTACTAAGAGCGAGGAGTTCAGAGCTAATCATAAACCATATAGGAATTGGTGACATATACGAGAGGAATATGCTAAGAGACATTAGTCTTTTATTTTTCTTATTATATTAATGAGAGTATTAAGTTTATTTGACTGAATGGCTTGTGGGTATGAGGCACTACAGAGAGCATGAATACCTATAGATGTCTATTATGCTAGTGAGATTGACAAGTATGCTATACAAATAGCGAAGAAGAACCATCCAGACATAATAGAAATCTGAGATGTAACACAGGTTAAGTGAGAAGATTATAAGGACATAGACCTAATCATAGGTGGCTCTCCATGTCAGTGATTTTCTATGGCATGAAAGATGTTAAATTTTGATGACCCTAGGAGTAAATTGTTCTTCGAATTTGTGAGACTCCTAAAAGAGATTCAGCCTAAATATTTTCTCTTAGAGAATGTGAAGATGAAGAAAGGGTTTCAAGATGTTATAAGTAGTTACATGTGAGTAGAGCCAATAGAGATTAACAGTGCTTTAGTGTCAGCTCAGAATAGGAAGAGACTATATTGGACTAATATACCATGAATTACGCAGCCAGAAGACAAGTGAATATTGTTGAAGGACATAATAATTAAAGAAGAAGTAGAAGACAAATATTACTTAACAGAGACTCAGCTAAAAACAATCCAAAGGAACTTTGGTAGTAAGGGGAAAATTCTAAACGACACAGAGAGTCTTATAGAAAAGATGACATTCCCATCAAGAATAAAGCAAATAGAAGGGTTGGAAATAAAGACTCCAACGTTGCCTGCGGCAATGGGAACATGATGAGGAAATGTACCAGTAATAGCAATAGCATACGCACCATGAAGTAGGGAATACGAACAGCAATGATGGAAGACGGAGAAAGCACCGACTTTATGTGCAAGGGACTACAAAGACCCTAAAGTAATATTTAATGGGAAGACGCTAAGAAAGCTGACACCTGTAGAATGTGAAAGACTACAAACTCTACCAGACAATTATACGGAGTGAGTAAGTAATACACAGAGGTACAAGATGCTATGAAATTGATGGACGTGTGATGTTATTTCACATATTTTTAGTTTCTTACCTAAAGAATAGATGGAGAAAGAGCAGAACTACATCAACATGTATGGTAGCATGTCGCACTGTTGGAAGATTCATCGCAAGAAGATGCAACAGGCACATAAGCCATGGGTAACGTATGCTACGTTTAGACACAGGGTGAAGAACCTTCACTGGAGTCTGTATAAGGCTATTAACACACCTGCTGTTGTTTCTAAGAGGGACAAAGACAGGAGGATGAAGGTGAGGCTACATATAATATTATATAGGATTAAAAAATTCTTTAAAAATTTATTCAACTAGATGAAGTGAGAAGAAGTAAAAGACTTTAAGACATTGGCTAAGGTTAAGAGTGTGGATGAGATGTTACCAAAGCCATGAAAAAATCAGACATTTAAAAAAACACCCACTATATGAGAGGATGAGTATAGGATTATAGAGGAGTGTTTGATGATGGACTGTACTGTAGAGGAAGCTGTCACTACAGCATGAATCAGTTACCAATCATTTGTTAATCATAAGAACAAGAACCCAGATTTTGCTTTAAGAGTAGAGAGAGCGAAAATGTTTCCGAAGATGGTAGCAAGAGCGGCAGTACAGAGGAGAATAAGGCAATGAGACGCTAAGACAGCGTTAGAGTTTTTGAAGCTTAGAGACAAGAAGAGGTATAATCCTGTTCAATGATTAGATGACGAATGACAACTAGAATCAGCGGCTAAGGTACAATTTATTTCAGTTCCTAGTGAGGAATGACAAAGCAATACAACAAACAGTGACTCTCAGACACCTACAAAGCAAAGCTCTGCTTATGACTCATCTGTGAGTTTCTCAGAGCCATTGACACCGTGGGAGAATGAGGAAGAAGCATTAAGAAGATTAGCCTCTTAGAGTTTCAGCAGTGGATTGGTGCTAGAATACCTAGAGAGGATGACGAAGAGATGTTTAGGAAACCTTTTTCTACCAACATGAACACCATTCGTGACAGGAACAAGAAATTAAAGAAGATGATGTCAAAGGAAGACTACCAAGAGCATCTAAGGAGGATGAGAGAAGAAATGAGGCAAAAAAAATTTTAGATTAGCACTATTATGTAATATAATGTCAAACGTAGAGATTAAGCTAACAGAGAATCAGCAGAAAGCCTTTGATGTGCTTTTGGACAATTACCATACTGCTATAGGCTACGGATGATGAGCATGAGGTTGAAAGACTTATTTGTGAATCATCTGGCTATGGAGGATGTGTAATGAGTATGATTGAGTTAGGTATGCTCTAGTTAGAGACACTATTAAGAATATAAAGCAGACTTCTGTTATTTCCTTGGAGAAGTTCTACAGGGACTACAACATACCAGAATGAATGCGTTGAAAACTTAATAACGTGTCCAATGTAATAACCTTCCCTAATGGTAGTCAAATATTATTAAGGGAATGATGCTATTTACCACAAGACCCATTATATAACAGGTTCTGAAGTCTGGAACTAACATGAGCGTTTGTAGAGGAAAGTGCAGAATGTCCGTTAGAGTGAATAGAGATTCTACAGACACGTGTATGAAGGTTCAAGAATGAGGAGTATGGAATATTAGGTAAGGTGTTAGAAACATTTAATCCTAATCCATGACATGTTTATGAGAGGTATTATAAGGGGAAGCATAAGGATGGGGACAGAGCTGTGTTCATACCGTCACTAGTATACTCAAACAACTTCATAGACAAAGGTTATATAGCGAACTTGGAGAGAGCCAGTGAGAGAACAAAGCAGAGGCTGTTGTATGGAAAGTGGGACTTTGATGACAATACGTGGTTATTATTCAAGCAATGAGATTTAGCTAGGTTGAAAACGAACGAATCTCATGGAGACCAGTACTTCTTAATATGCGATGTAGCTAGGTTCTGAAAAGACACGACTAGAATCAGTCTATGGAGATGAAACACATGGATTAGAGTATGGACTTATGCTAAGAGCAGTGTAGAGGAAGTAAAAACATCAATAAAACTAATTCAGAATCAGTACGAAATAGAGCCAAGGAACATAATAATAGATGCGGATGGAGTATGATGATGAGTGCTAGATTGAATCCCCTATTCTACAGGGTTTGTGAACAATTCTAAGCCAGTAGAAACAGCAGGTAAACAGAACTATGCGAACTTAAAGAGCCAATGTGCGTTCTTATTACAGGAGAAGGTACAGAAAGGTGAAATAGCTGTTAAATGGGAACACCTAGATGCACAGAAAGACTGGGAAATACTCACGCAGGAGATGTTGAACGTGTATATAGACGAGAAGAGTATAGATGGGAAGACGAGAATAGAGTCTAAGGACAAGATGAAAGCAAGAATATGAAGGAGTCCAGACTTGTTAGACACTATGATTATGAGAATGTACCCATACTTAAAATATTTCGATGATGAGATTAGTAGTTATTTAACTTCAATAGCAAGGTAAATGGTAAAACTAACAGACGAATTAAGACAAAAAATAATGTGAGAGTACAGACATGGTTTTGAAGCCAACAGGTCTAAAAACTCTCTTTTTATGTCTCAGAAGGACATATATTCAACTAAAAGGAATGATGAGCTGCTTAGAAGTCAGATTTTCTGGTCTGTTTCTAGGACTATGCAAGCCACATGTATAATAAACGAGCCAGATGTTTCTTGGGAGGACGAGAATGTTCTCTACCAGATGGAAGCAAGGAACTTCACAGACATGTTCAAGACTGATTATGTTAATGAGCATTGGGATTTCGACCGTTACATGTGACTAGAGGACATATGTAAATACTGAAAAGCCGTTTTTCTTTTTAGTGGGTATGACAACAAGAAGAACGTACCAACAGTCCAAAGGATTGACCCTAGATTCATCTACCCATATAACGATGGTTCACTCTTGGTTAAGGACTACCCTTTCTTTTGATTTGACAGAGTTATTACTAGGTCAGATTTAGAGAAGTTACCAGTAGCTACTAACAAAGAGTTCGTAGAGATGATTGTTAATAACTACGATGTATATATTAACTGACTAGAGACAGAAGATGCGTTCCTAAGAAGTATTTGTACATGTTACAATGCAACAACAGGACATTACACAATCCATTACCACTATACATATATATATGATGAGGAGACTGGCGAGGACAAATTATACCTAGTATTAATGTTATGTGACCAGATTCTAGACATATATGATGTGCCTGAGACAGACAATGTAATACCTGTAGCAGTATATGGATTTGCGTATGATTCACAGGATTGGTGGGGAACATCATTAGTAAATATTATAGAAGACTGACATAGAACAGAGCAATTATTGCTTAACTTATATAAGATTAAGGTTACCAGAGAGGCTATGGGTGGAAACATCTTCATAGATGAACAGGTATTCATGAACAACATCAACACATTGAAGAACCAGAGTATTAAGAATAGATGGTTTCCTGTGAAGATGAGGGACATGACTAAGCCTATTTCTAGTATGGTATATGAATTACCACAGAGTCAAATAAGTTCAGACTTATATAACTCTCTTGGTATGATTAAGAATAAGGCGTTAGCAGAATCATTTACTAACGCTACAGCACAATGATTATGACTTTCTAGTAACAGTGACCCTAATACAGCTACTGCTAGTAAAATCCAGAAAATCAATGCTAATATGATTACATCATTACAGAATCAGATTTTAAGTTATTGAACTAAGGACTTTGCAGAGCTATATAGAGCCTTCATGTTATACCATTGGAGGAACAGTTCTAAGAAAGTAATAAGAAGGACAAATAACTGATTAAGCTGAACATATAAGAAGGTTAGCAAGAAGGACATCCGTGGAGACTTCTCAATCATGGTAATAGACCCTATATTAAAGTCTATTATGTATGAAGAGAAGAAAGGTGCTTATGTAGAGCAGTACAACATGCTAGTTTCAGACCCTAGAACACCACCATTCCTATTAAATAATATACGTAGAGCTATTGCCTACTATAATGGATTGGATGAGAGCGAAATAGATTCAATAACAGAGATGAGCATGGAGGACTACCAGTGTAAGCAGGACGTACTTCTACTCAATCAGAATATTTCTATTTATATACCAGTCGACTGTAACGTACAGATGAGACTATGGTACTATAATAGAGCAGAAGACACTGATGCCAAACAGAGAGCTATACAAGCACTACAGTATATGGTAACACAGTGACTAGGAACAGAAGAGTTAAATATGGCAGCACAGCCAAAGGTAACAGACTTCAAAGCCGCATGAGAGAATAACGACCCATTAACTAACATAAATTTTGGAACTACTGACAACGTAAATAGCGGGACAGGGTTCGAGGCATGAAGCCATGCTAATAGATGACAGTCTATGAACGTATGATGAATGCAGTCACTAGATGTAAGTAATGGGATTGGTTAGATTTATTTCATAATATTATGTAATGGCAACAAAAAAAAGCTGACGGTCTACTAAAACTAATACAAAGTCAACAAAAAAATCAGAAAAAACGGTAGAAAATGTAGTAGAAAATGTAACAAACACAGGTAGTACCGTTATAGAAAATGAAATAAGCGACGTTGTTGATGCTGTGCTTAACAATGTGCCAGTGGAAGAAGAAAACGTGTCTGAAAATTCAGATGCAGAAAAGGTTGGTTTCACTAGGAGAGAACTAAAGAAAGAGAAAATTATATGAACAGTTGGTAGTTCTGTAGTGACAAAACCTAAGTGAAGAATCGTATTTGAGGCTCAGACAGCACCATTTCCTATGTTTAAGCTTCCAGCAGACATTAGGGATTACTTGCAGAGCAAATGATTGACCACAGAAGTGTATAAGAAGAGCAAGGAGTGGTTAGAGAAACACAATGTAGATTTAAAGATGGTAGAAAAACTTAAAGACTTTTTAACTGAGAAATTATAGGATGACTTGGCAAATACTTAGAGACATAAACGACTTAATCAAGGAAGAACCTTATAGGGAGAAGATTAATGTCGAGGAAATCTCTAGGCAGAAAGCTAAGAGGTACAAGAAGGAGGTATACAGACAGATGATTTACAACTACCTAAGGAAGTACCATAAGTGAATAGGGATGCTCTCTAAGGAGGACATCGCCATAATGACGGACTGATTTAACACCATTGACAAGACGTTGTTCCTAGACCAAGTGAAGTATTGCTTGGAGGTAAACTGGGGGAAACCAATCAAGTGGGTTATTCAGAATAATAAATCTATTTTATTTGCTAAAGACAAGTAATGGCACTAGAGGAAGAATTGATGAAAGCCGATGCTACTCAACCAGAGGAAGAGAAGGAAACTAAAAATCCAGACGACCTTACAGATGAGGAGATTGAGGCAGTAAAAGAGCTAGCACAGAGTGCATGATGGGAAGTATTGAAGAAATGCATGAAGCTTAGGGTGGAGAAACAGGAAGAGAACATCCTAGTACTAGCTAGAGACAACTTTATTAACCCTAAAGTAGATGGCTTCACACAGTATGAAGTTCTAGGTGCTTTAATAGTGGGTATGGGAGAAATGGAGAGACTAGTAAATGTCTTAACAACAGACCCAGAGGAAGTAAAGAAAGCACAAGAGGACTTAAAGAAAGCTGAGGCTATGTTAAGGGGAGAGAAAGTAGATTAGACTCTCAAATAATCGAAGACCGAAGTTGCATGTCGTTAAACTAGTCAATTAAGGCAAGTTGAGGCCTATAAATCAATTCGTGTTAGTACAATGGCACGACTTTACATTGTATTCTATTAACCATGACCGACATGGACAACCAAATTGATGGCACTGAGGAACAGAAAAAATCTGGTTATGCTGCATTGAGAGAAAAGCATAGTCAAGAGATGGCTGCTCTTCAAGCAAAATTAGATGCCGAAATAGCAGGTAGAGCTGCTGACAAGAAACTTTACTTTAGTAACACTATGAAGAGTAGAGGTTACGAATGAGACTTTGATTCGTTCGCAGACAAATACAATTCATTAGACATCAATGACCTAGTTTCATTGTATGAGTGACAAAATGGGAAGGTTCAAGTACAGCAAGCACCACAACCTGAAGTAGATTCAGATTCTAATATTTGACCTAGAAGTGTCATCGCATGAGCCAATCCAACGACTGAGGTTGGAGAGAAAAAGCTAAGTGAGATGAACACAGAAGAACTCTTACAACTAGCAAAGACACAATCTTGGTATAGAAATTAATGTTGGATGGCTAACACTTTTAGCCCTTTAAACATTTATTTATTATGTCTAACACAACAAACTGAGCAAACAGATTTCACGTTGCTAAATCAACTTCTGCTGCTGACAACACAGCTGTTAACGTTATGCAATCTTGAAATATTAACTACACAGCTGCTGATTACACACAAAACGATTTCTTAACTTACTTGTTAAGACAATCATTCTTAGAGAATGGAGAACCTTCTACAGTATTCATGAGATTCTGAACTAAAGCTTCTCATCAAGGTTACAAATCAGTTACTTGGCCTCGCCTTTGAGTAATGAGAACTAGCCTTTCTGATGCTGCTTTAGTAGAATGAGTTACTCCAGATGGACACACTAACGTAGTAAAAACAGTTACTGCTGTACCTGTTCAATTAGGAGACTTCTCAATCATTTCAGATGTATTGGATGTAGAAACATTGTTACCAATAATTGCTGCACAAGGTAGAGAATTAGCTAACAATGCTGGAAGACTTATAGATGAGTACATTCAAGACACTTTGTTAAATAGTTCTATTGGAAGCATGTTTGCTGGAACTGCTACTAGCAGAGACACATTAACAGCTGCTGACACTATGGACTTAGACTTAGTTCTTAAAGCTTGTACTTTCTTAGCTTCACAAGGACAAACTGGAGAAAGATTCAAGATTATTATGCATCCTAACGTATTCTTAGACTATGCTAAATCTAGTTCTACTAATACATGGTTGAACAAATTAATCTACGAAGACTTCAAAGGAATCAAAGACGGATTTGTTACAGCATGAGTTAATTACGACATCTATGTTTCATCTAATGTACAACCTATAACTGTAAATGCTGGTGAAGCAACTGAATTTAAGGCTCGACCTTCTTACGCATTCAGAGATGGTGCTTACGGAGTTTGAACATTACAAAATCTTCAAACATTCTACAAACCATTCTGAGCTGCTGGAACTGAAGACCCATTAAATCAGAGAGCTACAGTTGGATGGAAATGTATGTATGGATGTGCTGTTCTTAACGACTTGTTCATCGTTAGAATGGAGTCAAGAGCTGGTACAGACTACGCATGGCAAGAATTACTTACAGCAGAAGAAGGAGACTAATTCTGATTATACACTAGGGGTAGGTAGACTTACTCCTAGTAATAAACAGACTTATTTATATTTTAAGCAGCAATATATGGCAACGTTAGAAACAATGTATAACAATTGGTGTTTAGAGGAGTTGAGGTGAGACACACAAGTAAATCAGAAAGTATGGCTAGCATGGTTTAATAAATGAATGTTAATATTCCAGAAGATGATTTTGGAATATGTTTCTGGCAAACATTCAACTAGTGTTACTTATGCCAACATAGAGATGGACAAGGATGAGTACCCATTGCCAGTTTTTGATGATGAGGAACACGTACAAGACTTCTACTCAATAGTACAACTAAGGGTAGCATACCACAAGAACAAATACGGTAATCCTATTTATAGAGTATGTAAGCCAATAGACTTCGGAGACTATAACATTTCTCCAGCTCTAAACACATACAGGAAACATGTGTTAATAGATGAAAGCTGAGAATATATAGAGTCAAATCGAGCGAAGGATGAAGAAGGTAACTACATATATGAGTATGTTCATGAGAACGAGTTAGATGATGATGGAAAGCCACTTTACACTCTTAAACAGAGATGATGAGTTCAGAGATGAAAACCATACATATGGGGTAGAATTTCTGAAGTAAATCCAAGGTATATATTCGTGCCTTCTTTAGACAAAAGCACAGGTAAATATACAACTAGTATTAAAATATTCCCTACTCCATTAGAGGATGTAGAGAGATGATTAACTCTGACTTATAATTTTGTTCAACAACCATTAACGTTAAGCCAAGCTTTTGGTAGTAACGCTATTGACCTAGAGACACTAAACTTACCATGGTACTTCTATGATGCTATTGAGGACTATATAACATTCAGACTTTACCAAGCTGAGAATCCAGAACAAGCACAATGGTATTATTCACAATTCGACAATACATTACACGACAACATATATTGATTAAATAAGGACAAGAGACCTGTGGAGGAATGATTTGCCAACACAACATATTTTAGTCATTACTAGTAACAGACAATGGCAGTATGAGAACCAAGACAACAAGCTAGAAGCTGATGAAGAATAACGCAAGTTAGTTGGACTGACTGAACTGCGTTAGACCCATATTACTGACTAGAGCATAGTTTCCAGTATTCTGCTAATATAAACTGTGATGATGAGATGCATGGTATTAAACTAGCAAATAAAGCAACGTTTTCTAACCACTATAAAGAATGCCAACTAGTTAGTTGCTGAATCAACTGAGTAATGGCATTGAATGTAAAATGACTAGCAACACCTATTATGTTTAACCATAGCAATTTCACTAGTGGTTGAAGTAGTACGTGAGACCAGTCTGAACCAGCTACTGATTGGGACGTATGTCCATGAGTTGTGTTCCAAGACTTCATGTGGTACGGTGTGAATGTAGAAATAGGATGAGAGCCTTACCACTGAGTGTTTGCTAAGAACATTGCTAGTGGAATAGACTATAAAACAGTTCCATTAGACCACACAGAAGCCACAGATGAAAGTATTTCTGACCCTAGTACTGCGTGACTTCCTATGCAGTGAAACATAACAGCAATGCTCAATTATAACAATACAAGACTAGTAGTAGGTGCTGGTCAGGAACTATGGGTATACTACCCAGAGTTAGACGCTGCAAATCCTAATAATCCTAACTATGACATAGAAAACCCAATTCCTATTCAAGACAGGAAGATGGGATGGAAGAAAGTACTAGATTATGAAAAATGAGTAACCATCGTTGGTCTGACTTGTACTTTTGAATATTTGAAGGTACGAGCAGTAGATGAATGATGGAATACTAAAGTATACTACTACCAAGGAAACAACAACCTAAGAGACACGTTTGTATATAACGTAGTAGACCTTACAGGAGAGAGAGTATTACACGTATACTCACTAAACGGAATAGATTATTATACTACTAGTATAGACTGAACAGACGGTTATGTAAATCTGAATAAGATGATTGGTAATGTACCAGTCCAGTTATTCCACCAGAGAGCATGACTTGACCCTCTAGACATAAATTTCAAAGCACCATACTTTGTATGACCTACAGGAATTAATGCTGCATACAAGTCTGGTAGATTCTACATAGCTGATGCGTATGGAGTATTCCAGTTCATACAGACTCCTGCTAGTTACGACAAGGGTTACATGAAATGGAAACTAACTGATGAGCTAAACTGACAGCAGGTTTACTGAGTATGTGAGAATCAAGGTTTCCTATATGTTTCTACTGAGGATGGATGCCGAGAGATGAGACTCTATGACACAGGGGTAGATGGTTACCAAGACCAGTGAGTTCTGATTTCTAGAGAGTTTGAATGAAAGGAATGATGAACAGTAACCAAGATGCTAGATGAAATAAGGATGAACTTTGAACTTAATCCACTAACAGATGAGAACTGAAGCATAGATGTATATGTAAGTCCTAACAACCTATGGAGAAACACATTTGAGTTCACTGTAGCTAATGGATGGCATCATGCTATGCATATAGACCAGACTAATGCTGGTACTAGAGCAGAGAAATCTAATCTGTTCAACGACTTAAATAATGGCAACTCTAGTTTCAGATTTGATTGGCAGACTATTACATACGCAATAGTAATAACTAAATGAGACGAAGACCACGCAACACCAATAGTAAGACAGCTAGACATCAAATACCATTGCAAAGACAAAGTTAATAACGTTTATGACATAAATTAAAGATGGAACGAACACAGTACGACTGACAGCACGATTACTTAGTTACTCCATGAGAGTACCCTATTAGAGCGAATGATGCTGATTCTACATACGACCAGTTCATTCAGCTTAGAGACACTCTCATCTTTTCTGGGAAGTATTACAACGACAAGGCTAGTAAGAAACTCTGTATATGAGACAAGGGTGACTGAACTACAACTAATACTGTAGAAGTACGGCTGCCAAACTATTACAGACAAGACTTCAATCCTTGATGGCAGTCAGCTGAGAACGCACCACTAGTACTAGGTAAATACATTACGCAAATACCAGCAGATTTAATCTCTACTATGTGAACGCTTAGCTGCTTAATCAATAAGGACGGTAGGTATAAAATCATGCACAAGGAAGAAATCCTACTCTCCTCCTCTACTGACAAGGTGTATTGTTATGTGGATGTGTATAGGAAGGATGCCAATGACCAGTACAAAATAGCCATCAAATGATGAATAGCTGTGTTTGACTGGGAATGAGCAGGATGAGACTATACACTAGGACAGCTGTTCTCTAAGATGACAGCACAGTGAAGTATAGAAACAGACTTAAAGAAAGGCGACATCCTAGTATTAAGAATGAAAGACCAGACATATAATAGCTCTACATGAGAGCCACAGGGAAACGACCTTAACATTCAGAATAATTCAAATTATTGGAGTATAGAATATTTAGATTTACCTTATAATAATTAACTAAATGGCAGACAACAAATACAATCAATCGTTGCTAGACATGGGGTACACACAAGAGCAAATAGACTCTATGGTTAATGCCGTACGTTCATGACAGGACGCTAATGCAGTAGTTAGATGAACGAACCAACCACCAAGGTCATGAGATGTTGATTTAAGCACTTATGATGGAACGGATGGGAAAGGGAATGTAACT